ATACCGTCTGCGATCCTGTACCCGTAAAATTGTTTACCTGGTAGCTTGCGGCTCCAGTGCCACTTATGTTGTCATAGGTGCCAATTAAAACATCATTGCTATCCTTAATCAAAAATTTGTACGGCGATGCGCTTAACCAAATTTCACCACCAGGCACACGCCCAGCCGAGTCCAAAATAATTGGGTTGGTGTGGTTGGTATTTCCCGAAGAACTGGTAAAAGTAGCTTGAGGGGTTGTAGTGCCTGCGGCGTAGGTGTACAGCTTGCCACCAGACAAAATGACGCCGCTGTTGGTAAAGAACTGGGCCGCAGCGCCGCCCACAGGGGAGAGAAAGACGGCCATTTAGGTCACTCCAAAAGAATTAAGCCACCGTCCTCTTGCACAAGGTTATCGGAGGACTCGGTAAGAAGGTTGCTTTGCACAGTCGCATCCGCATAGCCCGACAAGAGCGAAACAATGCTTCCAAGGCCAATTGATACCCCGTTGCGAATGGGAATTCCAAAGAAACTCATTGGATGTTAATTGGTTTGCAATAGATCGTGCCGCCCGTGGACACTTGGATTGCGCTTACACGCCATTGTCCGCTAACGCTAGTGGGAACTTTAAATGGAATCGGTGTGAACGGTGGCATTGGCGTACTGGATGTCGTGGCCGTAACACCTTCGCCAACCAGCACATAGCAAGCCTGGTCAGACCAAACTACCACACCTTGAGCGCCAGCAGGCCAAGCACCAGTTACGCCAGCAGTGCCGGTGTAAGAAATAGATTTGGCCGGAAAATTGGTGTCCGCTAATGGGTTTAAAAGTTCCATGATGTGTCCTTACGCTAAAAAGCGGAGTTTATACAGAGTACGCAGATAAATCTCAATGATATTGTCGATCAACTGTTGCAACGACATATCAGTCCTGTCCACTACGTCATAGCGGCACTTCTCAATCTCATCCAACTGGTTTTGCAAAAAGTCGATGATGTTGGCCGTCTTGGTGGCCGAATGCAGTGTGATCGGCCCCATCAAGCCATGACGGCCTTGGTAGGCTTCAGCAAAATCGTCCGCAGCGCCAACAATGCGCTCATAGAATATATTGAGCGCAACGTGCTTGGAGTAGCTGCGGGTGTTCAAGTGGACGCTATGGGCCACATCACGGGCCAAGAATAGCATCCCGACAAAATCACAGGCTTTGTACATCATTGTGGCATTCCCATTGGTTGTTGTTCCATGCCTTCTTGTGGCATCTCAGGGCCGGTATCCATGTCCCGCCCTGGCATTTCATTAACCAAGTCGCCCGAAGTGATCATGCCATGCACGGTGCCCAGCACGATGTCTTGGATTTGCTCTGGCGACATGGATGCTTGCACAGCAGAAATCCGCTGGGTTTCGGCTTGATACGCTTTGACCGTTGCTTCAAAGTCCTTGCGGTGCATATCCTGCATCTCAATCGACTTGCCAGCATTGATGATCATCTGGTGCATTTGCTCCATTTCTTGGCCCATCGCTTGGATTTGCTGCTCTGCGGCCTGCAACTCGGGCGGTTTGTCGCCGTCTTGCATGAGTTTGGGATCAATGGTCTTGGCAAAACGCTTTGCCATCTCTTGGGCACCAGGCCAGTCCATGTTCTTGACAAACAGGTCACCGGCCACTTGCCATAGCTGGGGGTTGCCCTGCAACAGTTGGCCCATCGCCTCTAGCGCCTCTTGGCGCTTGGTTGCGTAGCCTGGGCCGGTGGTAGCCACCACATCGTACTTGCCCACGCCGGGGTTGTAAATCTTGTCAATCACAATGCCTTCTTGATTGACAATCTTTTTGACCGGCTCGGCCTGCATTGGGTCAATCTTGACCATGCTTGTCTCACCATCTTCACCAATGATGCGGGCGATGCGTTGCGTGTCGTAGATTTTGGGGATCAGGTCAATCAGTTGGCGGGTCAGATACCGCACGCCACGGGCCAAGTTGTCGCCAAAGTGGTACGTCCCGACATCACCCTCGCGCTGACGCGCAAGAATCGCCTTGCCGCTGCGCTCGTTGGATGTCATACCCAAAGAAGCGTTGTACTGGCCGGTGGACGCTTTGATGTCCTCAGAAGCGCCTGCCTTGGCTTGCAACAGCCCGCTGGAGGCCATTGGCGGCTGCGCCCGCTGGGGTAGTGGCAGCGTAGCGCCCGCGCCGTCTGTAACGTCTGGATTGACCTCCAAATACGGCCAGTTGGTCGTGTTGGCAGTCTTCCATTGGTTTTCGTAGCCCTCAAACTGCCCGCCATAGCCGATAAATGGCGCTTTGGGGGCCAAGGCCAGCATCTCTGCTTCTTGGGACACCCAATAGTTGTACATCCGCTGGGCATCCTTGGCGTTTCGCACCAACCCAGACACATACAAACGGCCATCAACCTCAAATTCGTTGCCCACAATGCGGACAATCGGGATGTATTTACCCGCCCACTCGCGCTCTTCCAAGATTTCGTAGCCGTTTATCTTGCAATACTTAATCCGTGGACGGTCAGATTGCCTAGACTTCTTGGGCTTGCCGTAAATGGCGCGTAATTGCTTGTCTTCGGGCGTTCCCTCAAAAGCGGTGGCGTTGCCAGGGTACAAATTGAGCGTGCCTTTGTCGTAATCGACGTAATAGTAGTCCGCGATGCGGATCGTGTCTTCATTGAGCCATTGCGACAGGTTCTGATCGCCCACACCCAGCGTTTGCAAGGTGGTAATGGGCGCTGAGTCGGGGTACATCCGCTCGTAATCGTCTTTGCTAATGTCTTCGGTCACAAAACAATACTTAGCGTCCGCACCGCACGGGTCTTGGATGGTTGGATCCATGTAGACCGAAAAACTATTGCGAATTCTGCCAATTTTTATGTCTTGGTCAAAGGTATTGTCGTCGCAATACTCGGTCAGGATTCGGATGTAGCCTTCTCCGTAGGAGACTTGGTTTTCGCAGGCGGTGTCGTAAGCGACATCTGCGTCCGAGATGTATTCAATATGCCTGACCATGCCGTTGAAGACTTGGGCAACGTCAATGTCGGCCTTGTCGTCGGCTGGAATAACTTTGCCTGTTGGGCGATTTTGGCGTTGGTCATTGGTAACTTGCCGTACGTGCTGCGGCAGCTTGTTGATAGTCAAGCATGGGCGAGCGTTGATTGTCTGGCCCTGCACCGCGCCCCGAGTCGCCAGCACATCAGCAGGCCACTGCCAATGGTTGTCTGGGCTTCCGGCGTAAAACTTGAGGTCGTCTATCTCGTCCTCGCGGGACTCAGACAGCGCCGATATCGCCATGTCCAGGCGGCTGCGCGCTGTCGCCAGTATGCCGGAATCGTCGTTCTTCTTGCCGCCACCGTTGGCGACATTTCCTACCGCCACCATGCCGGTGTAATCAGCCATTATTTTTTACCTTTTGGGGCTGGCGCGCTGCGCTTTACTGCGTACGCAATTGCCACGGCCTGTTTGACCGGCTTGCCAGCTTTGATTTCAGCTTTTACATTTTCACGAAAGGCTTTGGGTGAAGATGATTTGACGAGCGGCATTATTTCTTCTTCGCTGTTTTGGCAGAATCTTTAAAATCCTTGGCCGTTGGAGCGCCTTTTGCGCCTACAGGGCGCATTTTCTCTTTGCTGCCCGCTGCGATGCGTGCCTGTTTGGCGTGAATATTTGCGTACAGTCCAGGTTTGGTAGCCATATCAACACTTCCATCGTTTAAGAGCAGCTTTAGCGCGTTCGCCATCTTTGGCGTTGGCCGCTACTGCGCCCATTCTTGCACAAAATGAATCCTTGCGGCCCTGATCTGCCTTGGTCTTGGGGTTTGGGGCTGGCGCTTTGAGATTGGAGCCGGTTGCGGCATTGTACTTCTCACGACCCTTGGCCGTCAGGCCAGCGCCTTTGGATGTTGGCAGCTTCTCGCCGCGTCCGACAGATAGAGATACTTTTTTCATGAACCCATCCATGAAGTTGACATCGAGCCGTCTTGAGCGTTATAGCGGCGAGTGGGCTCAGTATACTCGCGGTGAGCCACAGGAAAAGCAAACGTCACGCATATAGCGTCCGCTGCGTCTGGTGATGCTAAACCCCGTGCTTTCATTTCTTTCTTGCTCTCCAAGAAGATTGTTCCACGTGAATCAGGCTTCATCTTAGGCGAAATCAAATCCGTCTTCAAGAACCTGTCGGTCGGGATACTAGCAGATTTCAACCACTCCCGCATCTCACCCCACATCTGCGCGCGCATATTTCCGTACATTATCGGGTTTTTGGCCTTATTTCCAAAGTTCACGCCCTTAATCTTGTACCGTTGCTCCTTGAGCCTGTCCACAATCCCAGCGCCCAGCCCGCCCTCGTCGATCACCACCAGGGTCGGTTTATATTCCTCAATCGCGTCGATTACATACCCCACCACCGTCATAGTGTCGTCGCCCCGGTGCCGGGTGATATTGATTATGTCCCGTCCTTGGCGCACGGCGATGACCGTGGCGTCCGCGCCGTAGCGCGCCGGATCAACGCCGATGATGATGGGCGCGGACAAGTCTTTGTACTTCTCCCGCTTCATGGCCTCGTCCACTATGTCCGACCCGATGAATTGGTCATCCCCCGCGCTTGGGAACATCCCGTAGACCTCGACGTGCGATTGGCTAGAGTCCGGCCCGTACTCTTGTATGATGCGCTCGTAGACCTGTTTGTCCGTACCCTCTACCGTGCGCGCGTCCACCACCTTGGTTTTCCAAAACGCCCGTTTGGAGTTGAACGCCTCGTAGAAATACCCCGTGTTGCGGCGCGGGTTGGAGAACGCCAGCCAGAAGCGGTTGGGTGTGTTCTCAGTAAAGAAGCCCGCAGTCACCGCCCAGATCGTGTCGTCGATACCTGACGCCTCGTCAAACACCACTAGCACGCCGTCGTAGTTATGCACACCCGCGTAGGCGTCGGGGTTCTCCGCTGACCACAGCCGCCCTTCAACGCCCCAGTACCTGGTGCCCTTCTTCAAGTCCCGCTCAACCAGTTCGGTCAGCCACTTGGCGGGCATCACCCGCGTGGCGCTGACTTCAAACCAATGCGAGTTGATCGCCATCGCCAGCCACTTGGTAATCTCGGCCCAGGTGATTGACCGCAGCTGTGACTCACTGTTGGCCGAGATGATGGTCGTTGAGCCAATGCGGGTCGCCAGCATCCAGATGGTGATCCAACTGACCAAGGCCGACTTGCCAATACCGCGCCCAGACGAGATGGCGGCTTGCAATACTGCGTAATCTAGTAGCCCTTTATTTGCTTCAATATGCTCGGCGATGTCTTGCAGCACCTCGCGCTGCCACTTGCGCGGCCCTTTAAAGTTCTCAAGCGGTGTGCCCTTGACACCCCACGGAAATACCAGCGCTACGAAATTAAGCGGGTTGTCCTTGATGCGCGGCGTCCACAGACGCGCCATCAGGGCTTGTTCGTCTTCAGCGCTGTATCTGGTGGACTGCATCGACTACCTCAATGACGCGCATCTCTGCTTCTTGCAGCGCCTGCGTGATGGATATGCGCTGATCAATGTCCACCGTGATGGACTGCTTGGCGACCCAGCCGTGCTGGTGCTTGAGAATCTCAAGCGCCGCCTTGGCGTCGCCCTCGTCC